TAGTAATGCCAGCTGGCACAGGGAAAACATACCTAGCTGAAAGATATGGGTGTATCGACATAGATAAATGTGTGAGTATGAAAGAGCATGAAATGTTATTTGAATTGAGGAAAAAAAGTATTAAGGAAGGAACAAGTTGGGAAGAACACAACCGATGGTGGAATGAGATAATTAATAGAAATCTTGATATGCTTGAATTTAACGAGCCGACTACAATTCACACACACAGAAGAGATGGCCTATGAAATAGGTGCAGTGCCATTGATATGTATATTACTTGAGGAAAAGGAATGGGAGAAAAATATTGCAGGAAGGAGTGATCTGGGAAAGAGTTTCTCCAGACTCAATAGATCAACTGTGATTAAAAATACAAAAACACAAATGTTTATGGTTAAATCAAATGAGGGTGTCGAGAGAGTGATGATCAAAGCTATGGTTGCAAATGGATTGCCTATTGCAGCATATAGAAAATATGATATATTACAATGCAATCATTATGATAAGGGACTACCAGACTGGGTAATTAAGGGAGATAAAGCAAAGTTAGATATAGGTGATTTGCTTGATTATTACAGATTAGGTATGGTTCCAAAATGTTGTCTAGACTATTTTTTGAAAGATAAGGTGACACCATCAGCATTTGGATTCGGAATAACACCATATGAGTGGTCTGAATTTGTCGGTGAAATGGGATACTATATAAACAAAGAGAAAGATTATGGATCATTGGCTGATCCGGGTAAGATATATCCTTATGCTAGTGATAAAGAGAAGAATAGAGTCAACATATCTTTGAGAAGACTTCTGAATGGTACTAATGTGTTAGAGAATGAAATGACACAGAATATACTGAAGAGGCATGTTGGTGAAAACAATCTATTCGTGACATGTTTGATATCATATTGGAATGGGATTGGATTTAGGCTACCTAGAATGAAGATACTTGAGAACCTGATGTATGTGAACCAGGCTCATTTTGGCAGGATAGTTAAGGATTTTCATGCACTTGTACGCGTGAGTGATTATGTTATGCACACATATATTGAAGAGGAAGAAAGACAATCACTAATGTACCTAGACCAATTACTTGGACGAAGATTATTCAAGGCAGATTGGGAGGCAACAATTGAAGAAAGAAAGAGTGATAGTTTCATGATGAGTCATAAGTCATTGGATCCAAACAGGAGAGTATGGACAAGAGACCAATATTTACATGATTTTGAGTGGGCTTTACATGAGGCGCACGTCAGAGTAATCGACAAACCAAGGGACACAGGGTTTAAATCCTTCAAGGACTTCTATGCCAAGAGAGAGGAATGGGTAACAAAAGGAAGCCTTGTATATCAAAACATACCTAAGGAGCATAAGAAGTATGTCTTAGAGGTAATTGACAATGTTAACGATACTGTTAAGATATATGAACAGAGACATAATAAGAGAAGCTTGTTTGAGTGTATGGATGTCATTCCTGCACTCGAAACACCATTTGAACTGATTAATGTGACAAAAGCAGTTGAGAAGTTGAATGAATGTGGACATAAAGACAGAGTATTATTACCAGGGAGCCTATTACATTATGTAGTGTTCTCATATGTTCTAGCATGTGCCGAAAAGCAGGGACAGATTGGTAGTGTGAGGTTAAATGCGCCACCAGATGATGATATAGAGTACATAGATAAGAAGATGACAGAAGGAACATATAGATTATTATATGATTATGCCAATTTTAATGCACAACATTCAGCAGATGAAATGGCAGCAGTGATACAATACTTGGGAGAAGTAGTGCCAGGGCCAAGTGACTACAAATCATTCTGCCAAGTGATAGCAGATAGTATGTATGTTATGAAGCTGGAGGATCCAAAAGGTAAATTACACGATATCAAGAAAGGATTATACTCTGGTTGGAGAGGTACAACATGGATCAATAGTGTATTAAACCATATATATGCAAATATAGGCAACCTGAATTTTATGAGGTTGTATGGATATGAAGGAATAAGAAGATTGGACCATGGAGGTGATGATGTGGAATTTGAATTCACAAATCCCGAGGATGCATATAGATTCTTAGATATAATGAATAAGATAGGATACGAATCAAAAGCTATTAAACAGATGATACACACAAAGACAGAATTCTTCAGAATAACAATCAATGAAAAAGGCGCATTTGCAAGTCCAACACGCGGTCTGGCGTCATTTATATCTGGAAACTGGGAAAGTAGTGGTGTAGTAACAATGAGAGAGAGAGTAGTTGGCATACTCGATCAGGTGTGGAAACTAATAAGACGGGGATTAGACATTGGATTTGCTAATAGTTTAATAGTGATAGCCATATCACACTGGTGTAAATACAGAGATGGTACAGATTGGTTGAGCCTAAAGTCAGAAGTAATACATGGAGCACCAGAATGTGGTGGGTTAG